GGCCTACCAGCGGATGTGACTGTCTGGTCATTAGTGGCACCTGTCTCAGCTTGAAGCTCTGCTATTTTTGCAGCTTCCTCAGCCTGTGCAATGTTTTCTTTGCCACGCCTAACCGCAATGTTTAATTGAGCTGGAGCTAGCTTTGTCGCTGTCTCTTGGAATGCCTCTGGTGCATTCTCGTTTGGTATAATTACACCACGACTACGCATACGCTTGAAGAACAATGGCATGGACGATTCAAGCTGTTCCAATGTATTGGCAGTAACGTAACGCCGCTCACCAGCAAAGATTGGGCTATTCTTTGGGAACTCTAAAAAGAAAGCCTTTTCCCTTTTAGCCTTACCGCCACCAGCAGCTAAACTTAGTATGCCGCCACTAGCCATAGGCATTGGTGCCTGTGGTTGTGCTTGACCTTGTGGCTGCATGTTTGGTTCAACTGAACTTTTCGGGGCCATAGCTTGAGCCATCTGCGCCAACCCACCCTGAGGAACACCAGCGGCAGAAACTACATCTTGTGCCACTGTCTTCTGATCAGCGGCACCCCTAGTCTTCATTTCATCACTCATACGTTTACGGCGAGTTATCTCACCAAGCACAAGGAATTGAGGGGCTACACCTTTAGGCTGCTTCATCTCTTGAACTAGCTGCTGCTGAGAGAAGTTCTTCAGGTCATCCTGTACTTGTAATATATTCATCCCATAAGCCCTTTATAGAGACCAAGACCAGATATACCTAAACCCAGTGCCTGTTGCACTGGATTGTAAGGCGTCATGCTTGTTGCAGTTGTACTTGGAGTGACAGGTATACCGCGAAGAACACTTGAGTATAGACCTAGCTGTTGCTCTGGGAATGCTTTCTGTTTTAAGAAATCATCATAAGCCAGATCAAGGCCAGCTTGATCCGCCGCCTGTCTACTTTTACCAACTGTCTCAAGGTACTGAGCGTCCTGTATGGAGGCTGCTCTTGACCTATCCTCAAGGCCTGACGCAAAGTCTAACGCACCTTGTTGCCGTGTAAGGTCAGCGACTTCACCAGACTGTATTCTGGCTGCTTCACTCGCACTAATTCCCTGTGTACGGGCAAGCTCTGCGGCCTTCTGACGTTGAAGGTCCATCTGTGCGCCACGATCCTGCAAGAACATACTTTGAGCATCTTGATATGCCCTTTGTTGACCCTCTGCTTGTATGCCCATCATTCTATCTAACGCATCATCTTGAGCTAGACCCTCCATTACGCCCTGACGCGAACCGCCAAAGGCTCCAGCACTTACGGCTCCAGAGGATCGACCAGCTTGCATTTGCTGATAGTCTTTTAAAGCTTCAGACTTTTGCCTTTGAACCACCTCATCCATATATGGAGACATGTACTTTGATACATTATCTCCAGTAAACTCTGTCATAGGGTCGTATTCAAACTGATCAGCAGTGTAAGCACTATACCCCTCATAAGGGTTGGCAAGGCCTTGAGCCGCAGTTACAGCGGCATCAGTGACGGGAGTGCCATCAGCCGCCACCTGACCGATCATGTCATATGCTTTGAATACGTCTGCATCGGTCTCAGCTAGCCTTTGGCCCTCGTAGGGCGTGTATGGCTCTAGAGATTGAGCTTCAGCTCTTGCCAAAAGACGTTCAAACTGTGGCCGAACATATTCTGGAAGATTAGAAGTAGTGTTTGTGCTTGTTGTGGTCACCTGTTGAGGTTGAGTACTCTGACCACCGCCGCCGCCGCCCTTACCCATTATTCTATCTCCATCTTGTACGCTATGTAGTGTGGCTCCCATCCGTATGCACGGAGCCATCTATCCCAGCCTTTGCGACCATATCCCTCTAGTTGGATACAGCCATTTTCTTTAGCAAACTTTGTCATGACCTTTTGAGCCTGAGGTAACCATTCACGCATTCTAGAACCTCCGATCCAATCCATAGCCAATGACTTACACTGAGGATATACAACAACTCTAGTAGTTAGTGCTGCTACAACCCTGTCTTCTTCCATTACGACCCAAAGGCCATAAAAGCCACTTTTAATACCTTCACGAACATCGTTCAGTTCAAACCTGCCACCAGCAGTTAATACAGACCTACGCAAAACTCTTGATACATCATTCCAGATAACGTCAACTACGGCAGTAGGTACAGCAGTTAATACTAGGTTATCTAAAACTACATCCTTCATGCATAGCCGCCCATAGCAGCCTTTTTGACAGCTTCAACTGTCTCAGGCTTTCCCTCATTGATGACATCCAAGACATCTTCGCCTAAGGCCTCACTGGTGGGGGCCTTAACAACGTACTCATTGTCTGTAAGAAGGATTTGCTGATCGTCTAAACGGGCTGGCATCATGTCATCAGTGCCAGAACCGTCTGTTGGGCCTTGAACCATGCCACCGTCACCGCCGCTAAGTTTTGCAATGGTTTGATCAAACTCACCAGAGTTTACGCTGGTTACGAGCTGACGTAGCTTTTGCTCACCATGCTGTTGAACGAACATAGCTAAAGCCATTTGAGCTTCTTCGCCCTGTATCATGCCCTTGATGGCCTTAGCCGCCAATACAATGACTTCTTGCTCATTGGGCATTGCAGCTCCCTGAGGGGCCATAGGGGGCGCTGGAGGGGCCATAGGGGCGTTCTGTGGCATCATTGCTGCCTCAGGTACGCCACCAGCCGCTAAGGACACTATACCGCCCCGTGCAAGACGCGCTGCTTGACCCATCATTCTAGGACTAGCCATACGCCGCAACATGCCACCGTCATTGTAATTGTACTTGTATAAGTCATCCGCGCTTTGCGGTGTGCTTATACCGTAGTCGAACTCACCATCATATCCTGGCCTAAAGCTGTCTGGCCTTTTATTTTGTATTCGGGGTATGGGTCTTATTTCCCTGCCATCAAATCTACTTTCTTTTTCTTCCTCAGGAGCGGCACCACCCATACTGTAGTCTGGCATTGCAGCCATGCCGCCTAGATACTGACCGACACCTGCTGCTGAACTTAACTGGCCTAACCCCCCGCTCATCACACCAGATGGCGCACCTTGTATTCCTGCTAAATTTTTTCCAAATTGCTTGTCATAGTTAAAGCCTTTAAATGGACCAGATTGAAGGCCAGAGTTGGCAGCACCCGAAACTTGCGTACCATAACTTCTCATTGCATCTAGCTGAGGTTGAGTGTAGCCCTTTAAAGGCCCTTGACTTCCAGCTACGTTTCCAAATTCTTTTGCCGTTGTACCAAAAGCATTAGCGCCAAGGTCATTTGCTCCATAGGCACCAGCATTAAATCCATCAGGCCCAAAGCCGCCTCCAGTTAAACCTCCGAGGGCAGCACCACCAAGGTATGAACCTAAGCCTGTCTTTACGCCCTCTTCAAGGTCACCTGTCTGAGCGAACTGACCTAAACCTGCGCCTATAGAGCCAGCGATAAGTGGATTAGCTAGGAAGCCAGTAGCACCTAGTATACCCGCTGATGCCAAGCCCGATCCAAGCATTCCCGCTAGAAGTGGAAGAACCATGTTATTCTCCTTTGCCGCTTAGGACAGTTTGGTTCAATTGAACCTAAAGTTCATTTAACCGTATCTTTATCACGGCAACGCGTTTCAGTAAATAGTAGCTTTGCTGTCTATTGGAAGGTCTTTAATCACGCAGTACGCAACAACACGATCATCTAAGTGTATGCCATGTGAGCTGTATCTCTTGACCATCTCGCTTGCCACCCTGTTGCAGACATCAATTTTCATAAAGTACATGCCTTCACTTATTAGTGTTCGACCCTCACCGTAGCCAAGGTAAACCATTAAAGCGAAGACATGCATATCACAGCATCAGCTCAAAATGTGGAGCATCAATGAACGGTCTGCGGGATTGAGACCTACGGGTGTCTATGTATGAGTTCATGGCGTTCTCAGCCGTTCCCTCAAAGGCACCGATATCATCAATGGTCCAAGCAGCGCCCCATCGTAGCTTTACATCACAAGAGGCAGCGCCTTCTTTCATGGCGTCAGCAATCTCATCGTAGAGGTTAAGCTCCCAACGACCACCATTGCAGTAAGCCATTAGGTCCACTGCGTTACCATCAAGATGTTTTGATTTCATGGTTTGCGATGCCCCCTTCCTGACCAACTCCTGTTGTTCTGAAAATGTCCTCATGCCGCATATCACGCTGAAGTCTTGCTTGGTGACCCCTATGGCGTACTTCACGACAGTTACCAGCCTTTCGTCTACACCTTGCAGCTTTGAAAGGCTTCCCTTGCCTAGTTTGTATCCCACGGTTCAATCCTTTTCTTTCTTAGGCTTTTTATGAATAAGCCTTGTTTGATTTGATATCAAAATCTTTTGCTTCTCTAAGGCAATGAACTGCCTGTCAATCTCGTTTAGTTCAATTGAACCAAAATCAAGAAGGTCTATCACATTATCTTTTTCCAAAGAACTTACTCACTGACCTCATTCCTATGCTGGCACTAACGATCCCACCTAAGGCAATTTGATACCACTGAGGCATGACCTCAAGTGCCGCAAAGCCACGGGCAACTATGTCATTTCCCCAATCTCCACAGAAGGCCAATATCAATGGAATACTGAAAAGAAGGGTTATCCATTCGTCCTTCCATGAGTTTTCGGTGGCCTTCATGGCCTCTAAGTCCCAATCCAACTCACCAGTTAACTGTTTCTTTTTTATCTCAGCCTCAGTCAGTTTGATCTGGGTCTTACCGTCTATAATGGATGTGGCAAGGCCAGTGAGGCTACCTATGAGTTGACCAATCATTTCTCATGCCCCACCCATACAGCAAACGCTCCTGTAAGTGCGCCTGTGACTGTTGCGGTCAGAGCCGTGGCCTGTGTGCTTACAACCTCCTGAGGGAGGCCCATAAACCACTCTATGACGCGAATGTACATGATGGTCATGACCAACATCATCAATCGCGGCATTATCTTCCAAGCTAAAACTTTCTCCATTGCTACCTTCATCAGAAACCTCCTTTAAGGCCGTCTAATATTTCAGACAAACTTGGTCGCTTGTCTTTCTTTTCATAGATACAGCTAAAGACCTTTGGGCATTCAGAAAAGTTTTTAGTTGGATAGTGATACCCCAAGCCGCCAAAACCCGCTGTAAATCTATACACGCAAACCTTTTGACCATTTACGTCTGTAAACCTCTTCCAGAGGTGACACTGAACGTGGGTTGGATTGGCAACCCCTGCTAGCGTTACAGATAATATTAAAGCATTTATCATTGGATAACCAATACAACCAAATAAACGCCGCCACCTAATGTGCCGATTATAGCCATGCACAAGGTGCTAATAGCTATGTTGTTTTGTATCTGACGTTTTGCTTCCATAGCCCTGTATACCGTGTCTTCTCTTTCTTTACGGATTTGCCTACGCATACCAAGCATCTCATCGTATGTGCCTAAACCAAATCTGTAATCCAACATGAACTTAATTTCTTTTTCTTTTTCAAGCAAAGTTTTTTTTCTAATGACAATGTCCATAGCTTCTTGTTCTATGTTGTCAGTGCCGTGAGATACCTTATCAAGCCATGTAGGCTTCTTGCGTTGAGACTCAGCTCTGGTGATGTCTGCAACAGCTCCGTACCAAGCCCCAAGCTGCTTGCTAACATCTTGCATCTCCCTGCCAGCACCAACTAGCATTTTTACGCCTTTGAATGCGGCGTTGGCTGCTGCAAATGCTGTAACAGGGTCTATCATTCACCTTACCTCAAGCTTGTTTAGGTTCAACTGAACCTAAATACATCTTACTTAGGTCACTACAGTAACGATCCCAACTTGGCATGTAGAGGACAGACCCCCAGCGTAAGGGCTAAACGAAAGTGGAATCCTGAGAACCCCATCAACTACAAATACAGAGCCATCCTCAAGTCCAGAATCATTAGTTGGAAGTGATGTGAATACTTGTGTGGAGTTTCTACCTTCGCCTGGGTTTTGCATTTGCTCCATGTACAGGGCGAATGACCTTACAATGTTGTCCATATAGGTTACATTGTAATTTAAAGGCGGCGTACCGAAAAACGGTTTAGGTAAATTTCTAGACATTATCTTCGCCCGTCTGGTCTTACCTCAACGCGAGGTGATCCGAGACGCCAAGTTTCACCTAAGCTTGAAGATTCTATTTTAAACGCAAAACTTCTACCTCTTATTCTGACGTATAGTTGATTTGTAAATTGCTCAACTGTACTTGAAACCTCCTTGGAAACAGGTGCGCTATTAGATTGAAGGTATTCACCACCTGGAAAGTTTCTTGCTTGAACTGTAATGTTTGCAGTTGGTGATGACGCTGTAGAGTTTCTAAATGTAAGGTCTGGGATTATCTTGCTTATAAAGACAAAGTTCTCTCCATCTCCTATGCTCATTTGACTGCTTTCAATATATGCAGATATTGCTGTGGCTGGAGATGTACTTCCATCGTCAAACCCAGATTCATGTGAGTATATGTACTTATCTGTTCCAGTTGCTATAGGAGTTGACGTTATTCCACGGTCATTCCAAGCGGTTCTGGACATAGTTCCGTAATACCATATATTTTGACCGTAATTATAAACAGCATACCTGTCATTATCGGTACTATTTTTTGATGGATAAAACCACCAGACTTCTGAAAAAGAAGTGTTAGCCGCTGCGAAAACTTTAGACCTTTCAACTTGATTAAAGTCGTTAAATACGAAGTCTTTTATGCTGCAAGGTATCTCTTTAACTGAACCGTCATAAGAGTAAAACTCTGATATGCCCATCCAGAACAAAGAATCCTCTACACCAACTGATGAGAATGGACCAGATATAGTAGTGTTGTCCGAGATCATACTTATTCCAAATGTGAACGGCGGTCCTAAAAATTGCATTGCGTAAACAGAGGTATCAGTATGAACTATGATTTGTTGTTTTGTTTCCACCGCACACACTATTTCTGAACCAGAACCCAACCTAAGGTCGCCAGCGGTGTTTGTGCTTAGTGAAGCCCATGTGGTAAGGCTTTCTTGTGAACTAAACCTTATAAGCATTGGGTCTTGCGTACCTATACTCGTCTGAGCATCACATCCAAAAACAATCGTGTGCCTATCTTTGTCTGATACTATTACTTGTTTTGCAATTGTAGGAGCGAAGCCATCTGAACCGCCCAAACTAGAAATCACTGAGGCTCTTGATCCTAAGCCGTTGGAAAACTGCCAATAGTATATATTGCCGTTGTGTGCATTTATTAATAAGTTTTGACCAAAGTTGTCATGCGTCCAAAAGCCAAGAGAACTTCCAACCGCATTTATATTAGCGGATGAGTTCCATTCGCCTCTACTCCAAGCGCCAGCTCCAAATCCCGTTCCAAGTATAGTTGTATCAAGTCCAGCAAGAACTAAATAATTAAATGTTACTGACCCGCCATTTGATGTGTCTTGAGCTGATGAAAAAACATACTCAGGATTTGTTCCCGTAGATGTTGTTATGTACTGAATTGTTGACAAAGTCCTTGCTTCAATCTGATATGTAGTTCCACTTGTTACAGCGGTCACCTCATATTCTTGATTTATAATGTTAGATACTATATTTCCACCCAAGGAATTTGCACCAGATATTATTACAAACCCACCTAAGGATGGTGAGTGTCCTGAGTGAGTGACCTTTATAGTTGCACTTGATACTGCCGCGCCTCCAGAATGAACCGCCGCTGTTGTACCTTTCTGCCCCCTGACACAATTAGTAAGGGTGTCTCCAGATACGCCACTATAGGTTATAATTTCAGAATCTATCTTTATAGTGCCTGACGGTGAAAAAGCCGTACCCGCAGTATTGTTGACAAGCTTTATTGATGTGTCAGTTGCAGATACTTGAGTTCCGTGAAGGGTCGTGTGTCTAGCGGTAAACGGGTTTGTAGCAGTATTTGTGCTTTCTATGGGCGTTATGTCATTAAGCGTTCCACCGCTTTCTATGTAGTACTTTTTGTTAGTTCCAATGCCCAGTAACCTAGTTCCGTCCAGAGCAACCCAAGAATGCATTGCTCGACAGCTACCTAAAAATCTTTCTTGGGTGTACCTAGTCCACCCTCCAATCTTCTCTGGAAAGCCAGACCTAAATCTAACCTTATCAACGTCAAACCAACCGCCCTCGTTGCTGTAAGATGTTACTTCTCTATCTACACCTGACTTAAACTGAAGTTTACTCAACGCCATAGAACACCTCTAGAAAAACAATTTAAGGTATATATACTATATATTTTTCAATATGACTACTAAGATTGAGAGACTTAAAAAGGTTCAATTGAACCAAACATCACTCCATGCGGTTTAAGATCGCTAGTAACATCAAGATAGTGGCACCTGATGTACCTATTAGAACGGTCTCAAGACGCTTTATTCTAGTAAAGACCTCTTTAAATTGTATTCTAACTTCTGTTTGCACAGCAATCATATCCCGTTCTAGCGCCGAGACGCGCTCATTCATATCTGGCATTATTCACCGTTAGGGTCTAGCGGTACAAATGTCGGGTCAGTTAAATTTGCAGGGTAATCCGCATTAGACGGTAAATCACGCAAAGCCTGTCGATATGTTGCCCACTCTGCAGACATTGTTGGCGTATCGCTTAAAGCCATAAAATCACTTTCGCTCAGCTTTAAGTTACGCCAAACTTCAAAAGATGCTTGTCTTGTTTTGCATTTAGGATCGTTTGAACTCCAAGCCCAAAAAGGAACAAGTGTTTCTGGTATATACATATCTTACCCTCCATTACCATCAGCGGTTACAAACACTTCAGTCGCAGATATGGAATACCCCATCCTTTTTCCCCCTGCAACGTAAGGTGAACCTATTTTAAGACCGCTAAATCCAGAAACTACGCTACCAGCCTGTGCAACCGTTATAGTGTCTCCGCTTGATGCGCTTGAAGAACTATCATGTATTCCAATAGGATTTAAACCGCTACCGTTGTTTGATACATTAATAGTTTGAGCAACAATTCGATAATCCGAAGCTGATGATTGTTGAGCTACAAACAAATCCGTGCCTAGTGTAAACAAAAAGTCTCTTCCAGTGTCGTATGTTACAAAATCCCCTCCTTGGGGGTAAGGAATAGTGTAGTCTGAACTTACTCCATTAGTTTTTAAAGAAACCAATACTCCAACGTCTGTTTCATCGTGAGCTAGTTCTATAACGGCAACAATGCCGCCCGAAGTACTTGTGTCTCCCGGTTTATACAACATATAAGCCGTTCCACTACTATTATACACTACACTTGCGGTTACCATGGCATTGCTACCGCCACTTTTAGATGCTGCAAGACTTGAAAAATTTGATGTGTCCTTCAAGGCAATAGGTTTACCTTTAATATTAGAAATACTACCACTTCCAACGGTCATTTCATAAAGCCCAACAGCAACGCCACCAGAATTAATGCTGTTGGTAGTGGCGCTAGAATTAATGCCAATACCCCAACATTTTGTGCTAGTCACATCGTACCATGATATTTGAGGAACTGAGTTTACGCCTACCTGAAGTCCACTCATTGTTAAAGGCCCAAGGGCGTAATTTACTTGTGTGGGTGTATTGCCACTTACAGTAAACAGAAAAACTTGCTGATCTCCATAAGCATATCGGGTGCCAGTGGCATCCGAACCAGCATTCACAATATATTGGCTAGAATTTTGATGCCAATGAACACTTGAAGGATACGTGCCCTGTCTCTGATATTTTGTACCAGATGAACTTAGCACATCTTTCCAACTTCCCCCAGAAGCGGTGTTGTTGCCAGCGTTGATAGTTGCCACTTTTACGGAAAGGCGATACGAGTTGCTTTCATTAGCTTCGTTGTTGTAAGTACCCATGTGAGCCATCATGAGATGAGAGCCATCCTGTGCAATGTCAAAAGTTGGGCTTTCTATACTATTCATAGCATCGTAGTAAGTAAAGCCGCGTGTCACGCCACTACCAGCATTACCAAGATTAGTCGTATGCGTCCAAGCTACGGTGTTGTTGCTGGCGTTTAGCGTACCTACCGCAACGGCAATACCGCCATAATTACCACTACTCTCATAGCCACCGTAATCATAAACAGCAATAAACCTGTCTATGTTGGCGTTGTACTTTACGTTACAATTATTCATTGGCCCCGAAGAGTTAAACGCAGCGGGTGTGCCGTGGGTCATTGTCCCATCCGCAGCAACAGCAGAAACCACATACCTTGCATTCGCAGCACTTGTTCCAACACGGTATTTGTAAATTGTTACGTGTCTACGGTCTGCAACAGTACCTGAATCTTTATACGCTGACGAACCAACATGACCTTCATATTGAATGCCATAGGTCCCACCAAGTTCGGCGCTAAAAGTGCTGACTACAACGTCATTGTCTGCAAGTGGGAAAGAAGCCGTTTGATCTACCGTTCCATCATTGTTTAAAAACACTGCGGCTCTAGCCGCAACAGTAGCATTTGTGACATATGATTGCCGACTGTCTGATCCAGAAACAGTAGCCCAAGATATATCGGTGCCATCAGACTGCAACAATTGATTGGCACTTCCTTTAGCTAACCTAGCCGTTGCGCCAGAAGCATTGCCGTACAGGATGCTGCCGCGAGTAATTGCATCTAATTGGTTTAATTCAGCCGCAGTGCTTGTAACGCCATCCAAAATGTTTAACTCGGCAGTGGTGGACGTAACGCCGTCCATAATGTTTAACTCAGCAGTGGTGGCAGTGACGCCGTCCATAATGTTGAGTTCTGCGGTTGTAGCTGTAACGCCGTCAAGAATATTTAGTTCAGCCGCAGTGGACGTAACGGCTGTACTGTTAATAGAAAGCGCGTCCGTTTCAAGAGTTCCATCAATATCTACATTGCCGCTAATATCTAATGACGTACCTGTTAAAACTCCCGTAACGCCAAGAGTGCCACCAACAGTTGCGTTGGTAGTTACAGCAAGATTAGTAACGCCCAAAGTGCCAATCTCTGCCATAGCTGCGCCAGAACCCGCGCCGTCTGAGTACACGATCTTGGTTTGTCCTGTTGGGATTGTTACGTTGGCCCCAGAGCCTTGCGAGATAATAATGCTTTGAGAGCCGCTTGTGCCGTTCTCAATGTACCATGTCTTGCTAATAGAATTAGGCGCAATTGTAATAGTGCAGGTGCTGTCTAGAGTTCCTGTATACTTTAAATACAGAGAGCGACCTGGATCGGTGGCTCCATCTGCAATTGTTGTAGTATGCGTATCGGCATTGGTGGTAATGCCTTCAGTTCCAAAGCTAAGGGCCTCTGCAATCAACTCTAAATTAGTGTTGGTCGTTGTTCCCCAAGAACCTGACTGTTCGCCATTTCCAATCTCTTCTAGCCGAAGATCGTTGCCATATGTGCTAGCCATGTGAGTTTCCTAAACTAGGTGGGTTGATGTATTTATACTGTGATTGTCTTTAAGCCGCAATCTTTTTTCCTGTTATAAGTATCTAAGCAAATATTGGGGTCCATTGTTCATTGTTGGCTGGTACTATCCTATTCCACACAAAAAAGTCACTTCCAACCTCTCCAGTTGCAGATACACCCGTAACGGCAAAGGCTTGGTTTACACTGACAGTACCTACAGCTCCTGTTCCTGCTACCCCTGTGGCATAGTACCCAAAATCAATAGTTGAAGCGCCCGAAGACCCTGCACCTGCTACACCAGTAACGGTATGGTTAGCTACGCCTGTTATAGTTACAGAGCCAACACCGCCAGTTCCAAGCACACCTGTGGCTGGGTAGGAGAAATTGTAAGTTGTAGCGCCTACCGCCCCCGTACCTGCTACGCCTGAAACAGCAAATGCTTGGTTTACACTAACGGTGCCTATTGTGCCTGTAGCCGACAAGCCCGTTACGGCAAACGCTTGGTTTACGCTAACGGTGCCTACTGCGCCTGTGCCAGATAAACCTGTTACGGAGAACTCTTGGTTTACGCCTACAGAGCCAACTGATCCAGTGCTAGAAACTCCTGTGACGGCTTGATTTGCTAGACCCGTTACGGTTACAGAGCCAACTGATCCAGTTCCTACCACACCACTTGTTATGTTGGCGTTAATACCAACCCTAGACGTAGAGGCACCTACTGAACCTGTTCCAGAAACACCCGTTACAGGAATTACTGAGTTTGATGATACAGAGGTTGCACCGACTGACCCAATAGAATTAAGGCCCAGTACCGTAAGATTACCATCAGACTCAGTTACAACAGTGTTAAGAGCCGATGTGCCGCTCACCCCTGT